GAAGCAATCAAAACAATTGAGGATTATCTGAATGGCAACACCGAAAAAGAGCGCAAAGACATTGAGTGAGTTGGCTGACAACATTGTCGAGCGCCAGCTCACTCAGCGTGACCAGGCTGCAATCGAGCGCAAAGAGATGTCTGGGATCAATAAGAAAATTCACGCCTTTGGCGGTGAGGCCATGGTGTTTGACCACATCTCACAGGGTAAGACAATCGATTCGGTGATTAGGTCTTTGGACATCAGCATCGGTGGTTTCTACAAATGGGTAGAAAAAGATGCGAAGAGGGGAGAGCTTCTCGCACGCGCACGCACGCGAGGCGGGAGAAGTTTAGCAGAGCAGACCCTCGAAATCGCAGACGCTGCCACGCCGCAAGAGGCGCAAGTGGCCAAGCTACGGGTCGATACAAGGCGCTGGCTGGCCTCTAAGCAGGCGCCAGACGAGTATGGTGACAAGCAGCAGCCATTGGTCAACATCGACCTGGGGAGCATGGCGCTCGATGCACTACGCAAGCGCAGCATCGTATCAATAGACAATTCGCAATAAACGAATACCGAAGCATTCAGCTACTTAACACAATGACCATTATGTTAAGTTGATTTTGAGATATCCACAGAAAAAGTAATGCTCTGGTGTTACTGATGAAGTTATGCACAGGAATCTGTGGATAGAAGTGGACAAATGTCTGTGGACAACCCAGCGGCGGTGGCCGGCTGGCGGGCGGTGGCCGCGACCCCCCCCGTGGCCGGTCGCGGCGGGGGCGACTGTGGCGGCACTAAACACCTACAAAAAAAATTTTTTAAAAAATCTTTTGCACTAGTTGACATAAAACGCAAAAACACTTCACAATCCAAGCTCCACAAACAAAGGAGTAACGAATGAAAACGAAGCAGGCAACAGTGGTGATAAAGGGTCAGGAGTGGATAGTCTTAGACACTGATGAGGCTAAAGAGGCGAAGGTGTTTTGCAAGCTGATGAGCTTGGATGGCACAATTGTTTGGCACACATGGGTGGATATAAACCAGATCGTGGGGATAATATGAATACAGTGATGTTGATTAAGGTGCGGCAGTTATTTAATGTTGAATATGTACCAAGAAGCACAAATAGACATAATCAGAAACAATATATTAAGGCGATTCGATTATTAGGTGATAAGTGGTTAATTCACCAAAATAATAAGATTCAGAAAATCCAATGAATATGTTTAATTTATTTAATTGGTTTAAAAAGAAAGAGCCGCCACCACCACAAGAAACTGGGCCGAGCTGTGGTTTGGTTTCTAGGTTGTGGATCAATGAATATGATTTTATTGACAGGAAGTGTCCACCCTGTCATCAGGATTGCAAACAAGGGCGGGAATGTCCGGCGAGGAAATGAAGAGTAATTTTGTGAACAACCATTTGAGGTTGAATGGGAACTGTTATGCGCATAAGTTGAGGCTGTGCAATAAGTGTGAAGAGATGAGGCCGCCGGAGGGTGGGGTGCAGATGAGTGCTGCCAGGTGGATATGTGCAAGTTGTTGGACCAATCGGGAGACTGGTCGGCAATTAAAAGAGGTGAGGGATATGAAATGACTGATTTGTTGACTGCGCTGCATCTGAGTGTGTTGCTGCTGGACCTAAAGATTCGGATGATGGAGGCGATAAGTGAGGGGCAGTTTGATTTGGCGATGACATATCACTTGTTGATACTTGTGAGGACTGATGAACTTCAGGCGCATAAGTGGGCGATGAGTCCATCAGCGTGGAAGATTTATGAGACGATCCATCCATGAGTAAAGAAAATGTGTTTGCTGTGTGGGTGCAGAGGTATCAGCCTGACCCTGTGCTGTTTGTGCAAGAGGTGCTGGGGGTTGACCCTGACCCGTGGCAAGTAAAGTTTTTGCAGGCGATAGCGAGAGGGGATCGCAAGATATCTGTGAGGTCTGGCCACGGGGTGGGTAAGAGTACAGCAAGCAGCTGGGCCATGCTTTGGTACTTTATGACCAGGAGTCCTGTCAAGGTGGTGGTCACTGCGCCGACAAGCAGTCAGCTTTATGACGCGATGTTTGCGGAGCTAAAGAGGTGGATCAATGCGATGCCTTTGCCATTGCAGGGGCTTTTAACTGTCAAGCAAGAGAGGATTGAATTCAACGCCGCGCCTACTGAGATGTTCATATCGGCGAGGACTTCTAGGGCCGAGCAGCCAGAGGCCTTGCAGGGGATTCACTCAGAGAATGTGATGCTGGTGGCCGATGAGGCGTCTGGTGTGCCAGAGCAAGTGTTCGAGGCGGCTGCTGGCTCGATGTCGGGGCATAACGCTGTGACGCTGCTTTTGGGCAATCCGGTGCGGTCTAGTGGGTTTTTCTATGACACCCACACAAGGCTGTCTGATGAGTGGACCACATTCCAAGTGGCATGTACCGACTCACCGAGGGTGAGTGATGAGTATGTCAAAGAGATGGCCATGCGCTATGGCGAGGACAGCAATGTCTACAGGATCAGGGTCATTGGTGAATTCCCCAAGGGCGATGACGACACAGTGATTGCGATGGATTTACTGGAAAGCGCCTTGAATCGTGATGTGGCGCCAAGTGACTACGCGCCCATGATCTGGGGCTTGGATGTGGCGCGGTTTGGTAGCGACCGGTCAGCGCTTTGTAAAAGGCAGGGCAATGCGGTGACTGAGAATATCAAGACATGGAAGAACTTGGATTTGATGCAGCTGACTGGCGCGGTGGTGGCCGAGTACCAGGCACTGGCGCCAAGCCAGCAGCCCAAAGAGATATTGGTTGACTCGATTGGCCTCGGAGCTGGGGTGGTGGACAGATTGAGGGAGCTGGGCCTGCCGGCCAGAGGGATCAATGTCAGTGAAAGCCCAGCCATGGGTGGGACATACAGAAACTTGAAGGCAGAGCTTTGGTACAGGGCAAGGGCGTGGCTTGAGGCGCGGGACTGCAAGATGCCAAAGGATGATGTCTTGATCAGCGAGCTGGCCACAGTGCGGTACAGTTTCACCAGCAACGGCAAGATCGCCATTGAGGGGAAAGACGAGATCAGGCGGCGGGGGCTGCCAAGCCCTGACAAGGCCGATGCCTTTGTCCTGACATTTGCAAGTGACGCAATTGCGGGGATGTACGGCAGCAGTGGCTCAAGCAAATGGAGCCAGCCCCTGCGCAGAAACCTTGTGCGGGTTGCATAATTCGGGTATTGACAAACCAAAGGGGAAACCTATGAAGGCAATGAGTAAGGCGCAAAAGAAGGTCGGCTCTGTGATGAAAGAGTTTGGCTCTGGCAAGCTGCACAGCGGCAAGGGTGGTCCAGTGGTTAAGAATCCCAAGCAGGCCATCGCCATTGCAATGTCTGAGGCCAAGATGCCCATGCGCGGCCAGCGCACAGCAAAGAACAAGGCGAAAAAATAATGGCCACCATGCAGCGCACCATGAGCCAGGTCATGGACAGGGAAGAGGGCGAGGGCATGGAAGAGGGCGAGAACTGCCCCATGCCCACGCAAGACATTACGCTAAACCTAAAGAATCGAGCCAAGGCAATCACCAGCGCGGCCTATGGCCCTGAGAATCCCAAGCTGCCCAATGAGGCTTTTTGGCGCAAGAAGGCTGACCAGTGGGATGTCAGCATGGATGACGCCAAGCAAAGCCTGTGCGGTAACTGCGCGGCTTTCAATGTGTCTGACAAGATCAAGAACTGTATCGCCCAAGGCATTGGCATGGAAGCAGACCCATGGGGAACGATCAAGCTAGCTGACCTTGGCTACTGCGAGATTTTTGACTTCAAGTGCGCGGCCTCAAGAACTTGCGATGCGTGGGTTGTGGGTGGACCCAACACCGGCGAGCAAGAGGGTGAGGACATGGAAGAGGGCGAAGATTATGAAGAGGGAGAAGAGAAATGAAAGCTGGACTCTATGCCAATATCGCAGCCAAGCGCGAGCGCATAGCCGCTGGCAGCAAAGAGAAGATGAGAAAGCCTGGCGCTAAAGGCGCGCCAACAGCTGCTGACTTCAAGGCTGCGGCCAAGACTGCAAAGAAGCCAAAGAAATGAAGACCCCAGCTTGGCAGCGCAAAGAAGGCAAAAGCCCGTCAGGCGGCTTAAATGCCAAGGGCCGCGCCAGCGCGAAGGCCGAGGGCATGAACTTGAAAGCGCCGGTCAAGTCTGGCGATAATCCAAGGCGAGCCAGCTTCTTGGCGCGCATGGGCAACATGCCTGGTCCAGAATACAAGGCAGGCGAGCCGACCAGGCTGCTGCTGTCACTCAAGGCATGGGGCGCAAGCTCCAAGGCTGACGCCAAGGCAAAAGCCAAGGCAATATCTGCAAGGAACAAAAAATGAACGAATTAGAAATCAGCACCGACATTGCTGCCACACAGCCAATGGATGATGCAGAGCTGCAAGCCATCATCACGCAAGACCTGACCGATGCGGTGAGCTATGTGGACAGTGATCTATCCCCCACACGCGCCAAGGGGACTGAGTACTATCGCGGCGATTTATTCGGCAATGAGGTCGAAGGCAACAGCAAGGTGGTGGCCATGGAGGTGCGGGACACTGTCTCGGCCATGCTGCCAAGCCTGATGCGTGTGTTTTTCAATTCTGAGAATGTGGTCGAGTTTAGTCCCAGGGGACCCGAAGACATCAAGATGGCCCAACAGGCCACCGACTATGCCAACTATATTTTCCAAAATGACAATTCTGGATTTTTGACGACCTACGCAATCTTCAAAGAT